GGTTACATTGCCAATGCTTACGGTGTTGACGAAAAAGCTGAATCGGAAGCTCTCAGGCTCAGGGAAGCTTGGACTACGCATCCTGATCATACGATCCTTAAAGCGATGGTTGCCGAGCGTGCAATTTTCTTCGTTCTTCTACCATTCTTCCGCTTTAATGGTGACGCTGGAATGCGAACAGTCAGTGCGGATATAAGCAGAGATGAACAAATTCACGTTGCTGCCAATAGCCTTGTTTGTCGGGAGTTGGGGCTTACTGTCAGCCCTAGTCTTGATAAACTCCGCAAGGCAACTATCAATTGGGTAATGCAGCCCCTAGGTATTAATACTACCGATAAATATTTGGATAAAAAATTTTGGCTGGATTCTAGTGATCGCTTAATGTATGAGGGCAAAGCCCCTGAACTTTCTGCAACTAAATCAGCTAGAATGCCAGCGTTCTTCGAGCATAGCAATGTCAATCTCCCCCAATATGCTTGAGACTATGGGTATGCAAGCCCGTGGTTTAATGCATCAATTAGAAGAAACCTTTCCACCAGTGAATCCTTCTCCAGAAGATTCTCATTCAAAAATTATGTATAGATCAGGACAACGTGATGTTGTTGAATGGATCATTAAATACATGGAAGAAAACTAACCTACTTTTATACCATGAGTATTAACACTTCATACGGACAAAGTGACCTATTCGGTCATGCGGATTACTATATGAACCGTGAAGCAGGATATAGCGATAGCGAAATCATGCAGTGGATTAATGCAAATCCCTCTAAACTCAGTGTCAATCGTACTGGACCTAATGAACTAGTACAGCAAATTGCTACTGGAGCCCGCATGGAAGAAGAACAGGAAAAATTAGCAGAGGCTAATAGACTAGAAATTGAAAGACAAGAACAGCTGCAGCTTGAAGCTGAAGCAAAGCAAGCTGAAAAACTAAAACAAATGGAAATCAGTGAGCGTGTTAAAGCAGCTAATGCAGCAAGAGCAGGTATGGAAAGCCAGTTTCAAATTAAGTCTGCTTCTAAATCACCAAGAACTTCAGGAACACAGGGATTTAAACGCAGGCAACTACAAATAAATCCAACTAGCTATAATGCTATTTCTGCTGGAGCACAATCACTTGGAGTACTTAACGTCTAATGACTGCAAAAACACGTTATGATAGATTGTCTTCAGACCGTTCCCAGTTCCTTAATACTGCTAGACAAGCAGCAGATCTAACTCTACCTTATCTTATCCGAGAGGATGAGACTTATACTAAAGGCTCATTAAAACTTACAACACCGTGGCAATCAGTTGGAGCTAAAGGTGTGGTGACGCTTGCAAGTAAATTAATGCTTGCATTGCTACCTCCACAAACCAGCTTCTTCAAGCTACAGGTTAATGATATTAAATTGCCTCAAGAATTAGGGCCAAAAATTAGATCAGAACTTGACTTGTCATTTGCTAAAGTTGAACGCACTATCATGGAATCTATTGCAGCTTCCAGTGATCGTGTTGTCGTTCATCAAGCACTAAAGCATCTTGTAGTAGCTGGTAATGCTCTTATCTTTATGGATAAGGATATTTTAAAACTTTATCCTTTAAACCGATACGTAGTAGATAGAGATGGCAACGGTAATGTTATAGAAATTGTAACTAAAGAAACAATATCAAAAAAATTATTAAAAAAAGAGTATCCAGATTACAAAGAACCACAACCAAATACACCTTCGGATAACTCATCACGTCATGATGATGAATGTGATATTTACACACATTGTGTTAGAGATAATAACCGTTGGGTATGGCATCAAGAAGTAGATGATAAAATTTTACCTAAGTCTTATGGTAAAGCACCTATTGACGCCAACCCCTGGCTTGTATTACGTTTCAACCACGTAGACGGTGAGGTTTATGGACGTGGTAGAGTTGAAGAGTTCATTGGTGATCTAAAGTCACTTGAAGCTCTGTCACAAGCAATGGTTGAAGGTAGTGCAGCAGCTGCTAAGGTAGTGTTTACCATTTCACCATCCAGTACAACCAAACCATCAACGCTTTCACAAGCAGGTAACGGTGCTATCATTCAGGGAAGACCTGATGATATTGGTGTAGTACAGGTTGGTAAAACGGCTGACTTCCAAACTGCTTATCAAATGATGGGTACTTTAAGTCAACGTTTAAGTGAGGCATTCCTTGTTCTTAATGTAAGACAATCAGAACGTACTACAGCTGAAGAAGTACGTATGACTCAGATGGAACTAGAACGCCAACTTGGTGGATTATTTAGTCTACTTACTGTGGAGTTTCTTGTACCTTATCTAAACCGTAAACTAAACGTTGCACAAAAAACAGGTGAGATCCCACGTTTACCTAAAGGTGGTATCGTTAAGCCTACTATTGTTGCTGGTATTAATGCACTTGGTCGCGGACAAGATCGTGAAAGTCTTGGTCAATTCCTACAGATCATTGCACAAACAATGGGACCAGAAGCTATTCAACAATTTATTAATCCAGAAGAAGTTGTTAAACGTTTGGCAGCAGCATCTGGTATTGATGTATTGAATCTTGTTAAGAGTATGCAAGAGATACAGCAAGAACAGCAGCAAGCTATGGCTCAACAACAACAAATGATGGCTCAACAACAAGAACCACAGATGGCTGCTGTTGAGCAGAAACGCGAGCAAGCTGCTGCACAAATGATGCAACAAGAACAACAACAACAACCACCAATTCAATGAGCGAAACACTAACACTTAATGATGCACCCGCTGATCAGCCAGAACTTAATGCTGATGAGCAAGAGTCTCTCGCTGTTGCCGAGGCTAACGAAGGGAAACAACAACAGCTACTAGCAGGTAAGTTTCAAGATACACAATCTCTTGAACAGGCTTACCTTGCAATACAAAAGAAACTAGGTGAACCGCGTGAAGAACCGGAAGTCGGTGAAGAACGAGAACAAGAAGAGCAAGTCCCCGATGAACAAGAAGACGTACAAGAAGAAGCTTCAGGTAAACTAACAGAAAAGCAAGCTAATCAATTGTTTGATATGGTTGGTGGCGAGTCTACTTATAAAGACATGCTAAACTGGGCTGGTGAATCTTTTTCTAAAGAAGCGATTGAGATGTATGATTCAGTGATGGCTGATGGTAATGCTAACGCTATCTTCTTTGCTGTACAAGCATTGAATAGTAAGTATATTGATGCTGTTGGTAAAGATGGTCAGTTACTGACTGGACGTTCTGCAGCACCTGCTGCTGATAATGCATTCCGCAGTCAACAAGAACTTGTACAAGCAATGAGTGATCCACGTTATGATCGTGATCCTGCTTTTAGGGATGATGTAATTCGTAAACTACAAAACTCTGACATTGATTTCTAAATGACTGTTACCACCAACGAACACGGACAACAAAACCTTTTTGCAAAAGAACCCACCATGTACACTGACGAAAATTACACTGTGACACATAACGAAAAAGCTGAGATGCTTAACGGTCGCCTAGCTATGCTAGGTGTGATGGCAGCGCTTGGAGCGTATGCACTAACTGGTCAGTTAATCCCTGGAGTTTGGTAATGGCTAAACAAGGTCTCTACGCTAACATCCACGCAAAGAAAATGCGTATCGCAAAAGGTTCAGGTGAGAAGATGCGTAAGCCAGGAAGCAAAGGTGCTCCTACTGCTGCCAACTTTAAACGAGCTGCTAAAACTGCTAAAAAATCATGATTGAATGCCCACAATGTACTGCACCACAGCAGTACGTTCTAGAACAACTACAGACTTCTGCTGGTGTGACAGACCGTACAGCACTAGCAGTCATTATGGGTAACATCCAACAAGAGTCTAATTTTAAATCAAACATATGTGAGGGTGGTGCTATCGTTCCTTATGATAGATGCCTTCGTGGTGGTTATGGTTTAATTCAATGGACATCTAAACATCGTTACATTGGTCTTGGCAACCATTGTGCTAAACGTAATGAAGATCCTAGTGGTCTTAAATGTCAAACTGATTACATGATACATGAGATGAGGTTTAGAAAAGATCTCTATGCTTTTCAAACTAATCATCAACAAGTCGGTTATTACATGAATGCTGCATACTACTGGTTAGGCTGGGGTATTCATGGTAACCGTACAAAATACACTTATTCTTTTTTAACTAAACTCAAATGAAAATCCTTGCTATCCTCCCCGCAACCCTGATTGCTGCTACTCCTGTAATGGCTGGTCCTTACGTAAACATTGAAAACAATGCTGGATTCACTGGATCTGATTTCAATGGACATGTTACAGATTTCCATCTTGGTTATGAATCAGGTAATGACGTAGGTTCATACTACGTACAAGCTGGTCCTTCTATCTTTGCACCTGATGGTGGAGAAGAAGAGACAAAGCTTACAGGTAAGATTGGCGGTTCAATTCAAGCAACAGAACGTCTTTCTGTTTATGGAGAAGTTGCAGCAACCTTTGATGACGTAAATGATTACGGCACTAAGTTTGGTGTTAAGTATAACTTCTAAAATTTAAACTTTTATTTATTTAACACAATGTCATACGGACAAATTGTACAAGATATTGGTGGTCTTTCTATACCTCCTTATGATTATGTAGGTATTACTCCACCAGCAGCACCAACTAATGGAGATCAAGTTCTTGTTCATCGTATCGGTGGAGCAAGTGGTTCAGTAGTAGCAACATTAACTCTTACTTATGTCAGTGGTGAACTTTCTTCTGTAGCTAGGAGTTAGATATGGCTTATAAGTTTAATCCTTTTACAGGAAATCTAGACCAAGTAGGAGTAGTGGGCGAGGCGCTTTCCACTCCTGGAGCCGCAGGTCAAGTGCTTGTCTCCAATGGATCCAGTGCAGCCCCAACCTGGGAGCAAATTACCCCATCCGCAGTCTTTGGCTGGGACCACGACGATGATACTTATGGGCTTTATCTGCCAGGTACCAGCATCAAAGTCAGCGACCTTACGGGCGCGGTAGACATTGACGTTCAATCGCGGATGCGTCGTTGTGTTATTAACAATACTGGGGTTGTTCAGTATTACCTAGACGCTGATAACAGCGACATGAAAGCAGGCGATTGGCTTCGCATTGTAGAAACTGAAGCACTTGACACTGCTTATACTGGCACAATTAGTGAAAGCACAAATAGTTCACTTCGTGTCGGTGTACCGGCATGGGCTGCTGGTACGTTCACCGTGGGGCAGCGTGTTACGAATGGCGGGTACTTGTGGGAATGCCTTGCAGCCACTTCAACGGCTACACCTGCCGCTGGTGCAGTAGCAAGTGACCTTACAGGTGCTGATGGTCAAGTGGTTGTTGAGGTGCCTGC